GGCCCGCTGGTGATCAAGGCGCGCGGCGAGAGTTTGGGCGGCCGATCCGAAATGACCCCGCGTATCGCCTGGATCTACTCCCATCGCTACCGCCAATGGGCCGACAAGTGGTCCGGCGACGTACACGCGGCGGTTATCGACATGATCTGCGAAGGCCAGATGCACCCGGCCTTTCGCGAGCGTATCGCCAACGCGCTCCGGGA